TCGGCACTAACTTTACCGATACTTCATCGACTGCCCAATTCACTCCCGGCACGAAAGTGCTGTTGAGCGATGGCGGCGAAGCGATGTATGTGCAAGCCTCTGAAGCAATCAGCACCTACGGCGCGGTGAATATCACCGCTTCGCAAACTGCTGCTTTGCTGACGACCACCAACTCGGCAAGCAGCAAGCGCGTCGGTTTCGCGCAAGTCTCGATTGCCTCGGGTTATTACGGGTGGGTGCAGTTGTCCGGTGTGATGCAAGTGAACCTTGCTGCTAACTGCGACGACAACGTGCCTCTGTATACGACCGCAACTGGTGGCGTGTTGGACGATGCAACGGTTTCCGGTTGTTTGGTTATCGGCTGCACTTCGACCCGCACGATCTCCAATGCCACGGCAGTTACTTGTATCGCTGCTGGCATCGCGGTTATCGGCACAGGTGCAATGCCTGGCTAATGGAAAATCTCGCGCAATTAAAGGTTAATGTTAAAGCCGCAGGGACGCCTGATGGCATTGTGTCTAACATTCGCTCTGCGATTGCGCGGGGTTTACCGGAGCTAGTACCAAGTCTCATTGCTCACGATGGTCACATGGTCATCGTGGGCAGTGGGCCTTCAATGCCATCTCAGATTGAGAATATACGAGCAGAACGCGCACGCGGTCGCCCGATATTCGCAGTTAAGGGAGCGCATGATTTTCTCTGCAAGAATGGCATACAGCCCGATCTATGGTGCTGTGTTGACCCGCGAGATAGAAGCGCACAGCTAAGCGAAGCAAACGCGCACACGGTCTATCTAGTGGCTTCTAGGTGCGATCCGTCTATGTTTGACGCGCTGAAAGCAAACAAGGTCATTTTGTGGCACTCGTTTGCGTTTGAAGAATACAACGACGAACCGTATCGCAGCATCTTCAACAAGAAATTCCTTGTCGGCGGTGGCACTACATCAGGACTTCGCGCGGTGTCGGTGAGCTATGTTTTGGGTTTCAGAACATTTGAGATGTACGGCTTTGACTCTTGCCTAGCAGATGATGGCAAGACTAAACGATTCACAGGCGAGGGCGTAGACGAACCGATTGATGTAATCGTCGGTGGTAAACGGTTCTTGTCTAATGGCGCAATGGCGCAGCAAGCAAACGAATTTCAAGAATACTTTAAGACGTTGCCTGACATTCACTTTAATGTGCATGGCGGCGGTCTAATCGCAGCAATCATGGACGAGCGCAAACGCCTCGGAAAGCGCATATGAGAGTTTCATTCATGCACAGCGGCGGTGCTGAGATGGCATCCTACCGACTGAGGGCGGCTATGCCTTCGGCGTACTGCGGTTATCACTCAAGACTGAATGCAACGGGCGCTGATATCACGGTGTTTTCCAAGCCGCAGCCCGACGATTTAGTGGTGTTTGAGCAGGTGCAAGCTAGGGGCGCAAAAGCAGTGGTGGACATTTGCGACGATCATTTCACGCACCCGAAGCTAGGGGACATTTATGCGGAAATGGCTCAAAAAGCTGATGCCGTGGTGTGTCCGACTGCGGAAATGGCGCGACGAATCCGCGTCTATGCGGAAAAAGATGCCCAAGTAATCCCCGACACTTGGGAGAATAGCGGTCAACCCCACGCAGACGGTAACAAATATTTGTGGCTAGGGCATCAAAGCAATCTGAAAGAAATATTGCCGTATGGGAAGATGCTGAAAACGTACGACATGACGTACTGCACAGGGCCTAACGATCAGGTTGAATGCGTGCCGTGGTCTACAGCTGCCCAAGAGCAGCTTTTGCGGCAAAGCAACATTGTTTTGCTGCCTAGCAAGGAAGAAACCTACAAAAGCGCAAACCGGCTCATCAATGCAATCATGTCGGGTTGCTTTGTAATCGCCAGTAAGATTGATATAAACAAGGAATTCAGGCACTTTTGTTACCTTGGGCCGCTAAAGGGTGGGCTTCAGTTCTCGCAAGCCTACAGGCACGAATTAAACGCTTTGGTAAGGGCGGGACAGCAATACATTCAGCGGCACTATTCACCGGAAACCTTGGGGCGCAAATGGCAGAGCGTATTCGACTCCATCTAGGGGCGGGCGATAGGTCTTGGCCTGGTTGGATCAATGTTGATTGCATTGGCGAGCAAGACCTGATTTCGGATGTAACAGAACTTGATTTGCCCGATAACCATGCCGACGAGATTTCCGCGATACATTTGTTTGAGCATATCCCGACACCCAAAGCGAAACAAACGTTGCTAGAGTGGTTGCGAGTGTTGAAGCCGGGCGGTCAGTTGTCGCTCGAAATGCCATGCCTTGACAACGTGATTGCGCTATGGAATCAAGGGCACAGGAATGACGATTTGATCGGGCGTGCATTGTTCGGAATGCCCGAACCTGATACGATGCGCCATCATTGGTGTTACTCAAAACAGCAAATTGGCACTATGTTAGTTGAAGCAGGTTTTGAGAATGTACGTTTTGAAGAACCATTTTTCCACTTGCCGCAGCGCGATCTCCGCGTCGTTGGCAGCAAATCTAAGGAGTAATCATGGCTATTCCGTCACGAGTTTTGGCTGCTGGTAATTCTCCGCTGTCGTCAACGACGATCTGCGGCGATACCGCGACTGGTCTTGTTGCTGTCGGTTCAACTGCTGGAACGGCTCTGCAACTGTCGGCTGTTTTCAATGCGATCACGACTTCCGCAGCCTCGACTGGTGTGAAGCTGCCGCCGACTGAAGCCGGTGCAATGGTCGGCATTTGGAACGCCTCGGGGCAGACGATCAAGGTTTATCCTGCGACTAGCTCGACAATCAATGCAGCCGCTGCAAGCGTTGATCTTGCTGATGGCAAAGCTGCGCTGTTCTTTGCTACGAGCGCAACGACCTGGGCTTCTGTTACTACTGCCTAATGTCTATCCCGTCGCGGGTTCTTGGTTCAGGTGTAAATCAGCTATCGACTGTCTCTATATGTGGCGATGGCAAAGACGACATTGTCGCCACAGGATCGACAAGAACCGATGCCAAGCAACTGACGGCGGTTTTCAACTCTGTTGATACGGTAACTTCGGGAACTGGCGTAAAACTTCCTCCGACTGAAATGGGGGAAGTGATTTTCGTGGTTAATTCCGGCACAAACACATTGACGGTTTACCCGTATGAATCAACGTCAACTATCAATCAAACGACTTCGGCAACGATCAATAAAGATCACACAAGCATTTTTTTTGCAGTGACGAATAGTATTTGGTACAGCATCAACGGCACGAAAACCTAATCCCCACAGGAGAACGTTATGGCACTCGATTCAGATATCAACAATGCAGACTCGCAGCTTTATGTCGAGTTTTACACGTCCGAGAAAGACCCCTACAAGGGCAAGCCGTTTATCCGAATCGTAGTGCCAGGCGACAAAACGACGGTAATAGATCAGCCGGTGCGGGATGACCACAAAGAGCGTTTCCCGCGTCAATGGCTGCATTTTCAGATGCAAAGCGGTGATGGGCCGGTTATTGGCACGCCGCTGAAAGATTGGTTTCAAGACCGTCCCGATGAACTTGGCGACAATCAACTGGCTGAGTTGCAGATTCTGAAGTTTCAGACGGTTGAACAAGTAGCGACGGCAAGCGATAATCAGCTTCAACGGATCGGCATGGGTGGCGTGGGACTGCGCGAACGTGCCCGCAATTACTTGTTGAACAAGAACCAAAAGGTTTCGAGTAGCGAGTTGGAAGCAACCCGCGCACAGCTTGAAGAACTTAAGGCGCAGATGGCAATGCTATTAGAGCAGCGCAAGCCTGGCCGACCGAGGAAAGAGAATGTCAACGACAACGATGCTGGAGTTAGTGCAGCAAGTAACTAACGAGCTTGGCGTTGCAACCCCGTCGAGCGTAGCAGGAAACACGAACCAAGACGTTATCCAAATTCTCGCGTTGATGAACGCGAACGGATACGAGTTTCTTCGTCGCCACGCTTGGCGGGAACTGACAAAACAAAACGCGTTTTACACGCAATACATCACGACGACCGGCACTTGGACGACAGCCGCCCGCACGATCACGATGGCATCGACTGCGGGGCTTGATACAACCTATCAAGTTCAAGGCACAGGCATTAATCAGAACACCTATATCGTTTCTGTAGACTCAGGAACGCAGGTAACAGTCAATCAAGACTTTTCTGCAAGCGCCGCAGGTGCTACGGCTTACTTTCAGAAAATTAAATATTCGCTACCCTCTGACTACGAAAGTCTTGTCCCGCGCACGATGTGGGACAAATCAAAGCATTGGGAAATGCTAGGCCCTGAGGACGCACAGCAATGGGAATGGCTGCTGTCGGGCTATATCTCAACCGGCCCGCGTATTCGTTGGCGTTTGTTGGGTGCGTATTTCCAAATATGGCCGGGTATGTCTACGGCTGAATATCTCGGCTTTGAATACCGCAGCAAGGGCTGGGCGGCTGCGGCTGATGGGACTGTTAAGAACTCGTTTACAGCCGACACCGACACTTGTATCTATCCTGATCGGTTGATCGTCAACGCGACAAAGCTCAAGTATTTCGAGGCTAAAGGCTTCGATACCACAGCGATGATGCGTAACTATCTGACAGAGATGGAAGCAGCGAAGGCTCTTGATATGTCGTCTGCCAATCTGTCGCTCGCACCGCGTCCGGGTACAGTTCTTATCGGCTACGACAACATTCCCGACTCGGGCTACGGTACGAACTGATGGCACGCAGCGCACGCCAACGAATGATGGTTCAAGGCACAGCCGCGCAAGTGGCTTCCTTGCCTGCGCCTATCGGTGGCTGGAATGCTCGAGATTCGCTCGCCAACATGGAAGCAACTGATGCTGTGCAGTTAACGAATATGTTTCCCACAGTCTCTAGCGTCAATCTGCGGGGTGGTTATCAGCAATACGCAACGGGTATCACTGGGCAAGTCGATAGCCTGTTCAATTACTCAGGCGGCAATTCTGAAAAGCTGTTTGCAGTTGCTGGCGGCAAAATCTATGACGTTACCGCAGGTGGTGCTGTTGGCGCTGCAGTAGTATCAGGACTAACGAACAGCCGGTGGGAATACGTCAACGTCTCAACGCCTGGCGGCGCGTTCATGTACGCTGCAAACGGTTCTGACGCTCCTTTGCTTTACAACGGCACGACCTGGACTTCGATTACAGGTTCATCAACTCCTGCAATTACGGGCGTTACAACAACAACGCTTGATGATGTGACGTTGTTTAAAAATCGAGTTTGGTTCATTCAAAAGAACACCCTCAAAGCATGGTACTTGCCGACTTCCTCAGTTGGTGGCGTTGCTGAGCAGTTTGACTTAAGTTCGATTTGTCGTTTCGGTGGCTATCTTGTATCTATCGGCACATGGACAATCGACGCAGGTTACGGTGCTGACGATAACCTAGTATTTGTCACTAGCAACGGCGAAGTGATTGCCTATCGCGGGACTGATCCAGCTTCTGCATCAACATGGGCATTGATCGGTGTGTGGAAGCTAGGCACTCCGATTGGTAAGCGTTGCATGTTCAAGTATTCGGGCGATCTGCTGATTTTGACCCTCGACGGTTTGTATCCGCTTGCGTCGGCTGTGCAGAGTTCGCGGCTTGATCCAAGGATTGCGCTATCTGACAAGATACAGGGCGCATTTGCGGCTGCAACTAGGACATATCAGAACAACTTTGGCTGGCAGATTCTGTACAACGCGAAGAACAACGCATTGTTTGTGAATGTTCCAACATCCGAGGGTTCGCAGCAGCAACAGTATGTAATGAACAACATCACGAAAGCGTGGTGCAACTTTACGAACTGGAATGCTAACTGTTGGGAAATCTTCAACGATGATCCGTATTTCGGTGGGAATGGTTTTGTAGGCAAGGCGTGGACGCTGGACTTTCAAGACAACTCAAGCAACATCCAAGCGAACACCCTGCAAGCATTCAACTATTACGGTTCGCGTGGCGTTAAGAAGTATTTCACTCGCGCAAGACCTAGCATTTTCACGAATGGACAACCGGCAATTTTTGTCGGGATGAACGTCGATTTCGACATTCAAGATACGACTGCTGCACTTTCATTTAGCCCGCAGACTTATGGTGTTTGGGGCACGTCGCTATGGGATGTTGGTTTGTGGGGTTCGGATTCAACAATTACGAACAACTGGCAAGGCATTACGGGTATTGGTTACTGCGGCGGCATTCAGATGAAAAGCGCAAGCGGTGGCATTCAGATTGAATGGGCTTCAACGGACGTTGTTTATCAAACCGGATGGGCAGGTATATAACGAAAGGCCCGGCTATCGGGCATTGGGTGGCTAAGCGCGTTGAAGGTGGTTACTTTGAAGAACGCAGCGAAGCGATAGGACTGTGCAAGGACGATGAGATAGTTGCAGGCGTGATATACGAGAATTGGAACAGGAAAAGTATTTGGTGTCACATAGCAATCGAAGGAAGGATGACGAGCGCATACCTAGCAGCAATTTTTGATTACCCGTTCAACGTGTGCCAGGTGGACAAGATCATAGTGCCGGTAGGAAGCGACAACGCAGCAAGCATCAAGCTAGTGACGAATATGGGATTTGTAGAGGAAAGCCGAATTAAGGATGCAAGGGTAGATGGCGACATTGTTTTCTACACAATGAATCATGACACTTGCAGGTTTTTGACTGATAAATACAGCAGAAAAATAGGAGTGCCTCATGGGTAAAAGTTCACCGCCGCCGCCGCCCGCGCCGGACTACGCAGGTGCTGCACAGGCTCAAGGCGCTGCTAACGTCGAGACGGCTCGCGTACAAGGTCGTATGTCAAACCCGAACATTGTTTCGCCTTTGGGTACGCAGACGATCACTTATGACGGCGATCAGCCTACAGTCACGCAGAAGCTAACGCCG